ATCCCGCGGCGTGCAGCGAAGCCAGAAGCCGCCGAGCGACTTTGGCATCACGATGCGCTCCACGGCCCAGCCTGAGCCGGCCTGGAACTCCTCCTTGTAGGTGCCGAGCTGCAGATGCCATCGCTGCTGGATCCGCTGCTGCCCGCGCTGCGTGACCCGATAGCAGGCGTGCGACACGGCCGTGCGTTCGTGGTTGTGGCCGTTGACGATCACGTCGGCCTCAGGGGCAATGCTGGCGTACCGGCCGCCGCCCATGACGCCCTTCGAGATGATCCCGCCCCAGGCGCCGTGGTGGAAGAACATGGTGACCCGTCGGGTCCGCCCCTGCCGGCTGGCACCGGGTCGGTAGAACGTGAGCCAGACCCAGCCCTGGTACGGCAGGTGCTCCACCTTGGAGCCGTAGCCGCGCAGACGCCGAGTCAGGTTCTCGAGCGGGTCAATCTCCTGGTTGCCGAGGACGGCGGTTTCGTGGTTGCCGTCGGAGATCAGTGCGAGGCTGCTGGCCCAAGGGCTGAGCCACTCGGCGCACTCGTCGAACACCAGATCGAAGTAGTTGGACCCGGCGTGCTCGGGCCTGAGAGACGACTTGCTGCCCCTGCGGTCGCGGCGGCCTTGCATGAGGCATAGCAGGTCACCGAAGCACAGGACCGGAGCGCCACGGCCCTGGGCCTGGTTGAGGTGGCGCCGCAGCAGCTCCCGGTCGCAGTGGGGGTTGTCGAGATGGACATCCGAGACCAGGAGGAAGTCGTGCGGAATGTCGCGGGTGTAGGGGATGCGCAGCTCCAGCAGCTCGGGCGAGTGTCGCCGCAGTTCGAGCATGGATCGGCAGCATGCCTACGGGGTGAGTCTACGGGCCCTGGATGCGGCGACCGTCTGCCGCACGTACTCGAGGCCGTCTGGTGTCTTGCGCCAGCAGGACCGGCAGATGCTGCCGTGGGCGCCACGGTGGGGGGCGCCGCAGGTGGAGCAGCTCGGCGGCTGATACGGGGGGAGCTTGCCGGCTTTGCGAAGTCGGAACAGCTGCTGTCGCTCGGTGTTGGAGATGGGCATGGATCAGGCGGCGGGGTCGGTAAGGGCGTCCCATGCGATGCACAGGGCGCTGGGGGTGTTGATGGTGGGGCATCGATGGCATTAGCCGGCCTGTAGTTCGCCAGCCACTGTCGCAGCGCATAGGCCTCGGTCTCGTTGTCTGGGATGACGGTCAGCAGTCCGTTTGCGTCGATGGTTGCTTTCATGGGTCAGAGGGATTGAGGAATGCGACTCCGGTGGTGCGCCGCTGAATCATGCGGGTCTTTCTGATGTTTTGGCCTTCGATGTAGGTACCGGGTGGAATTGTGATCGCTTCAGGATCTTCACCCACTGGCGGCACTATCAACCCTGTCCTAAGTAAAGCCTGGCCAATGGTTTCGCCAGGCTGGAGATGGATGACAATTGTCATGCCGCCAGCATCCGCCGAACAGTGGTGCGGCTGCAGCCCAGTCGATCGGCGATGCGCTGCTGGGTCCAGCCGGCGGCGCGCCAGCGGCGGGCCCGCTGCTGCTGGGTCTCGGTGATGTAGAGCAGCACCAGGACGGGGATGGTGATGATGGCCAAGAGGGTGGCCAGGAGGCAGAGGGTGGTGGTCATGGTGACGTGGTGGTGAAGGAACGGCCGGGATAGGCTCCCGGCGGGCCGTGGGGTGTGTCAGGGACGCTGTTTGCCGGCGATCTTGCGAGCGAACAGATCTTCGGCATCTTCAAGGCTCATGCCCATTTGGCAGTAGCCCCAGTTGCGGGCGATTCCGCCGCGGGCGTGACCGGCATAGTTCAGCGACTCAGACCAGACGCCATAGGTGCCAGCGCAGGGCTTGCCGGTCATGCGGCTATCGAGAGCAAGGGCGAAGCGGCGGCCGGCTTGATTGGCGGCGATCTTGTGGACTTTGGCCGTCCGGTCAACGATGCGCTGTTGGAGGACGTTCATGGCTGGCAGTGGCGATGGAATGGTGCAGGGATTGCCGACGATCTGGCAGGCTCCCTGCGGGCCAGGGGTCAGTGCCCCGTGAGAGGCGGTTGCCTCCCGATGCACCAACAATAACGCTACGGTCACAGCAAGGCCCTAGCAGCGTAACAGTCCGCAGACCGTCACAGCCGCCAGGACCCCCGCTGGATCAGATCACCGCGAAGCTGCTGGAGTCGAGGCTGCCCCGGAACTGGGCGAACACCACCGCAGCGCCGGCACCGTCGTCGAACCACAGCTGGCCGGTCGAATCTCTGAACACCGAGGGCCCTGCCCCCAGGGCAGCACCCTCGGCGAAGGCCAGGGCGGTGCCAGCGGCAAGGCCGAACGCCGCGCCGCTGAGGGCGATGGTGTCACCCTGAGACTGGGAGAAGTCCTCGATGATGTCGGCGTTGAGCTGGCCGTAGGCGTCGAACATGAAGGTGTCAGCTCCACGGCCACCGATCAGGCGGTCCTGGCCGCCGCCGCCGTTGAGGATGTTGTCGCCGCTGTTGCCGCCGAGCACCTCGGCCCGGTCGGTGCCGGTGCCGTTGATGGCAGCACGGCCGGTCAGCACCAGCCACTGGGCCCGGCTAGCTGCCATGTCAAAGCTGATCGACGCCACGACGACGTCGCGGCCTTCAGAATTGAGGATCACATCGCCGGCGTTGTTGATGATGAACTGGTCGGTCTCGCCGGCGATGCCGGTCAGGGTGTCGGCGGATCTGGTTCCAGAAATGAGAGCCATTGGATGAGAGGTGAGCGGTTGGATGGTGCCTGATTGGGTCCGGCTCAGGCGGGCCGGGGGCTGGTGCCCTCCAGCTCGGTGGCGATGGCGAGGATCCGGCGGCGATTCTCAAGGCGCTCTGCAGTAGCTGAGCGGTGCTGACGGAAACCTCCACCAACTGGCCTCTCAATCGGCACCACCTGATCCGCCACGGCGCGGAGGGCAGCGGCGAGGGCATCGCCGTAGTCCTCGAACACTCCGACTCGGTCAGCGGTTTCGTTGAAGGCTTGCCAGACAGCAGCAGCGGCGGGGGAGAGGGGTTGTTTCATTTCGTTTTAGCGAACAAAGAACCGAGAAAATACATTGACGCCAATGCAAACAGCGGCACAGACCCTGAAGCCCAGCCACCAGTCAGAAGAATCACTCCGCAGAGAGTGTATAACTGTTTGTCCGTCATCGTGATTTGCGCGAGGAGTAATACAGAAACGCCAGGATGACGATGACGTTTAGGACGGAATCGCTGTCGATGTTGACCATCACGGCTCGCCCTCCGGCGGTAGCGGCAGTGCCCAGTGGGGGGCCCAAGCGATGAACGGACTCAGCAGACTGCCACGCGGACGTTGCAGCACCCAGGTCGGGGCGTAGCGGGCCGGTTGGGACAGCCACCAGCACCGCCCCTTCGCATCGCGATCCTCCGGCTCCGGCAGACGCCTGGCGACCGGCACCGGCTCGACGGCAGGGCGGCTCCAGCGGGTGAGGACGGTTGAGACCAAAGGGCCGATATCATCTACCGAGACCCCGTAGCTATCTGTCAGCTCTACCAGCTCCTCATACGTCGGCCCCTCCGCCACCGGCTCGACGGCAGGGCGGCCCCAGCGGGCGAGCACGGCGCGAGCAAATGCCACTAACTGATGGTCCCACGCTTCCCAACAGCCTTCTTTTACAACGACTCCATCCGGAGAAGACCGCTCCCCTTCAAACCGATCTAGGTCGCAATCATTAGCCAAGTCGTAGAGCTCCTCATCCGTCGGCCCCTGCTCCGGGGCGGACAGCGCGGCGCGGACGCGGACGATTACATCAGGCGGCGCGACGTAGTGGGCGCTGGTCCGTTCAGCCCAGGCCAGCAGTTCGTCAAGCAAGGCGCGGAAGTCGGTGGTCACAGGTCGGCCTCCTGGCGGAGCATGTGAGCAGCACCAATCTCGATCTGTCCGTCCAGCCATTTCGCCACCTCGCGGAGCACGTCGCAGGCGAACGGCGTGCAGTCGGCGCTAGGGCGGGACTCGCTGAACCGCATGGCCAGCAGGTGAGCCACCCGCTTCACCAGCTCACCGGCAGGCGCGGGCGAAGGATGGTTCAGCTCCTGGAGCAGACCGCAGTCGCAGGCCTCAGGTCCTTGGCTATCGCACGGGCCACCGCACTCGGCGATGGTGGCCGGCGAAGGGTAGCGGCGCTGCACACCGGCAGGCGCGGGCGGGGCGGGTGGCATTGCAGTGGATTCATACCTGGTGCCTTTCAAGATTGGCTCATGCTGAGCCTCCTGATTTGGCAGCTTGAACGATCGCGTTTCTGCCGTCCTTTGCGCAGGCGCGGGTGGGGGCTGCTGCCCGTGTTCCTTCACCTGGACAATGAGATCAACCTTCTCCCTGAGCCCGCGGCCCTTCCGTCGCTCCTTCTGCCTGTCACGGATCTCGCAGACCTCTATCACCCAGTCGAGTGGCACCGGGACGCCTCTGTCTTCGCGCCGCTTGATGGCAGCCTCTAGATCGCCTAGACGTTGCTCATCCACCAGCCATTGCGGCTTGACGCCAATCGGCGGGGCCAGCGACTGATCCAGCTGCTGCGGCTGCTGCGCGGCCTCCAGCGCCTCGATGCGGGCGGCCAGCTCCTGGATGTAGCTGTCCTCTCTTGGGTCCCACATCACAGCACCCCCTTGCCTAGGAGGCGGTTCTCTACCAGCTGCGCATAGCCCGCGATGTCGTGCCAGCTGTCGGCATAGTCGGCGTCACCGTTGATGATCCGGCCGATCTTGTGGCAGATCATGTCCAGCGCTTCCAGCTGGTCCGGCGACAGGATCTTGCTTCGTGCTTCCAGGTGATCCCGCAGGCAGTTCTTCAGCTCCTGGGTCACCTCAGCGTGGCCCATGAAGTCCCCGTAGCGTGCGCCACGTTCGGCCAGCGTTGCATTGATGTCAGTCATCAGATGATCGTGCGAGTGTTTGCTGTTGGGTCCTGCTCCACCGCCTCGGCGGCAGCAGCAGGTGCTTCGATCTCGTCCAGCCAGGTGTTCAATGCGTCCTTTGATGGACCCTTCGGCCACTTGAGCCACGCCACCAGGTCCGCTCGGTTGGCGAACCATCGGGCGCTGCCCCGGTAGCAGGCGTTGAACCCACCCCCGCATGCCTCGACCCACAGGCCCGGCACCTGGTACCGCTGCGGGGGTTTCACGGCTCGAGCTGCCTGTCCGTTCGCTCCGCCAGCTGCCCCGCCGTCCGCAGCACCTCGGCAGCCCCGCCGTGGCGCACCACTCGAGGCACCTCGTTCTGGCAGTAGACGAACAGCCGCCGCCGCAGGTCGATCGCCCGCTCAGCCTGCAGCCAGATCCCCTGCCGCATCTCGCAGCAGGCATCGGTGCTCAAAGCCAGGCTGTCGCCCGGCTGGGCATCGTGCAGAAACCTCAGGATTCTCAGTAAGAGCATGTGGGAAGCTCAACGCCACCGAACCCTATCCCCGCCACCAC